GTCGGCGCACAACAGGTATCCAACCTGCCCCAAGAGGTCACGACGTAGATAGCCCCCGCTGGCTCCCGTAACTCCCTGACGAGCATACTCCTCGGGCTGTCCAGATCTCCCCAGAGCGTATCCCGGCTGCTAACCCTAGGCATTGGCCCTGACAAACGCTCCTGGATGCGAGAGAGGTTAGATTTAATCGGGGTGGATGTTAATAACCTGCCGTTTGAATGGGAGCACTTCAGCTTACACGACACCGGCTACAGCAAGTACAGCGATGCTTTCAAGGGTGAGACTTATGCGGGCATCAATTTCCACCCCACTTATGAGGCCAAAATGTGGCGCTGGCTCAAAGCCCAAGATGTTCTCGGCAATGTTTTACCTAAGAATGACTCAGTCGGTTTTTGGATAGTCGGCAGTGCGCCCGATGTCAACGTGGTTAAGCCTTTCTACACACACCCGGAGGCAGCATGAAATTACTTTTAACCGAACGCGAGCGGCTGGCTTACATTTCAGGCGACACCCGGCTCGCAACCGCAATAGCTGAGCACATGGACACTGCGCAAGCGCTTAGCAACCTGCTCACTCACGTCCGGGAGGACGTTGAAGAAAACCGCTCCACCCGGCACCTGTTTGAAGTCCTCGATGATGCTGAGGCTCATCTTTCAAGGGTTATGCCATGATTGATTATCGCCTTAAAGAGCACCGGGCGGGTTACTTTAAAGACCTGTACTTAATGAGCCTACAGCACCGGGTTATGCCGGGGCTGGTCTACCTGTACATGCCTGAGTTGGCCGCACATTACAACTGGGACGCTGAGCAGCGGCTCTGGTTTGCTGTTATCAACGGCTGCACCCAGAACCCCATAACCTCGTTACGCATATTCAACAAGTCGCCTGAGGTTCCGCGCATGCCCGCACACTGGCAAGAGCTAGACGAGTGGTTCAATGCTGAGTGGGTCACGCTGCAGTTCGACACCGACCGGGTCAAGAACAAGCGCAACACGCTTAAAGCCCTGCACAGCTACAGCCTGCTCGCCAGCGCTGCGGGGTCGCAGGCTGCGCTTTGGAGCGACAAAACGTACCAAGAATGCTGGGACACTGCGACGCAGATATTTAGCTTTGGGCGGTTGAGTGCGTTCTCATATTTAGAGTATGTGCGCATTATGGGGTTTGGGGCTGCGTGCACTGACCTCATGTTTGAAGACTTTGACGGCTCCCGGTCACACCGCAACGGGGCGCTGTTCCTGCAGGGGATGGACCACCTGGTGTTTGACAAACGGGCAGGTAACGGGTTTGACGGCAAATACGATAATTTCACAGGCATGTGTGGCTGGTTAAGGGGTAAATCAGACCAGGTAATTACTGAAGTCAACCATCCCGATGCGGGGTACTTTACCCTAGAGAGCCAGTACTGTCAGTTCAAGAACGGGTTCTTCAGCCGTCGGTACCCCGGCGTTTACGCCGACATGGCCCACGAGCGCATCCAGTGGTACGACGAACGCGACTTTAACCGGGAGACCGAGCCGTTCAAAGCTATTCGCGCAGCCCACCTGCCGGACTGGTTGCGGGTCGAGTGCGACGCCAAGAAAACGCCTCGCGCAAATAAGGCTAAAATGTTTGCTGAGACGGGTAGAGCTTACCGCCTTGAACACTTTATAACGGAATAACTGAATGAAACACCAGATCGTAAACATCCGGGGTTGCAACGGCTCGGGCAAGACCACCATCGTGCGTCGGTTCCTGGACCGGCTCCCGTGTCAACCCCTCGGGGGTAAGCCGGGTCGCCCCGCTGGGTACACTGTAGACGCCTCCGGCTGGGGCATCTCGGTGCCCGTGTTTGTGGTCGGCAGTTACGAGAACACCTGCGGCGGTACCGATGGCATCAACACGCAGGAAGAGATCGCTGCTCGGGTGGTAAAAGCCCACGCGCTGGGCCACGTACTAGTAGAAGGGCTCCTCATGAGCAAAAGCTCTGCGGGGGGTCACGTGGCCCCTATCCTCAAAGAGCACGGGGCTATTTTTGCATTCCTAGACACCCCGTGGGAAATTTGCCTAGAGCGGGTGTTACAGCGCCGAGCCGCAGCCGGTAACGAGAAAGTGTTCGACCCTGGCAAGACCATGCGCAGCGCATATGAGCAATGCCACCGTAGCGCTGAGTTGCTGACGCTGGCCGGGGGTTACGATGTACGCTGGCTTAGCCACACTGATGCAGCGGGTGGGGTGGTGGGTTACCTACTGGGGGCTGAGCGATGATTGGGTCCTGCCCTTACCCCCGCCCTACCGCAGAAACCGTATGCTCGATGCCGAGCTTGCTGTATTTTATTTGGGAGCGAGAGGCCATTCGTTTAGCAAAAGAGAACGGGCACCCCGCACCCTGGACCGCCGACCCCGTACTGCAGAAGTACAAGTTCACCAACATCCGTCGCCGGGATGACCGAGTCTCTCAGTGGGTTATCAAACACTTGATGCAACCTAACGAGGACCGGCCTGACTTGTGGTTCACGCTGTTGGTAGCCCGATTGGTGAACTGGCCTCCCACTTTACAGGCGTTGATTCATGCCGGGGTACTACCCTGCTCTCCCGAGGAGTTTGATGCCCTCCGGTTTGAGTCGGTGCTCGAGGCTCTGCGTGCCACCGGGGTTAAAGTGTATTCGGGGGCTTATATGCTCTACCCTACTAAAAACCCGGGTATCAACAAAGCTCGCACCGTGGCTAAGTACATCATCGGTAGCGTGGTGCAAAATGCCCCGCACATCCACAACGAGCTTTGGCGGGAAGACTTGGAGCGGGGAGGCAGTATTGAACGATTCGTAGCTGCGTTATCTGCATGTTTCGGTGTTAGCACGTTTATGGCTGGGCAAGTAGCCGCTGACCTCACTTACCACCCCGATAGCCACTTAAGCTGCGCGGCAGACCTTTACAGTTATGCGCCGATCGGGCCGGGTAGCCTACGAGGATTAAATTACTTACATGGGCGGGCACCATTTGCAGCTTGGGAGTCTAGGGTGTTCACAGCGGCGCTGCAAGGTATAAATAACCGCATCGCGAACGAACTAGACCTTACAGATTTAACCCTACATGATGTGCAAAATTGCATGTGCGAGTATAGTAAATATTGTCGCACTGTGCTCGGTGAGGGGAAACCTAAAAATACTTATATACCTGAGAAAGGCTTCTGAATATGGAAATCAAAGTCCGCAATGTGAACCAGGCGTTTAGTGAGATATTTTGGCGCCTCAAGGCTGAGGGTCTCAAGCCCGAGCCTACTCGCAACGGCCCAGCGCTAGTCATGCCTGAGCCGGTGATAACCATTTACGAATGCCCCGTTGAGCGGGTGTTGTTTCATCCGGGGCGGGACGCCAACCCAATTTTTCACCTGCTTGAGAGCGTGTGGATATTGGCAGGGAGGAGGGATGTTGCCTTCCTGCAGCAGTTCAACAGCCGTATTGGGCAGTACTCGGATGACGGTAAAGTGTACAACGCTGCTTATGGTTACCGGCTACGTAAGCACTTTGGCCGGGACCAGCTGGTGGACGCCATTAACCTGCTGCGCCGTGACCCCGAGACCCGGCAGGCCGTTATGCAGATCTGGGACCCCGTGGATTTGCACCGACGCACCCGGGACAAAGCATGCAATACGCAGGTGATGTTTGACACTCGGGGCGGGCGGCTGAACATGACAGTGGTGAACAGGTCAAACGATATCTGGTGGGGGGCTTACGGGGCTAACGCAGTTCACTTCAGCATCTTGCAGGAATTTGTTGCGTGTTCTGTAGGCTTGCGTCCCGGGGTCTACCGTCAAGTTAGCAACAACCTACACCTTTACACCGAGCTGTACGAGGCGAAGCATTACGTGTCCCAACCGCCGATAGCCGAAACGTATGACCACTACTCCTCCGGCCACATTAGGCCGTTACCGCTGATGCTGAACGGGGAGTTTAAATTATTTTTGGCAGACTGCGAGAAGTTTTGCGACGACCCTTTCAACCAAGAGGCAGCATACGCCCATCCATTTTTGAAGCACGTTGCGCACCCTATGGCGATGGTTAGCCGGGTGCGTAAAATTCACGCTGGTGATGGGCGGGGGTGGGCAGCCAAAGTACGCGCCGATGACTGGCGTCGGGCCTGCTTTGACTGGATTGATAAAAGAGACCTTATCCGCTCCGGAAAGGAGTAAACCCAATCGCTTCGGCTTTAGTGATTTGAAAATACAATCAAGCTGTGTGTTTTTTGGCCTAAAATTTACCTTAGCAAATAACTGCTATAACTGGAGTAACTGAAAATGAAGATCATCGTCCGCATCAAAGACCAATACGGCCAACAAGTGGTAATCCCGGTGTGCGCTGACGCTCAGTCGTTTGCCGCTATCGCCGGAACCCGCACCCTCACCGCACAAACGATTCGGCACATCAAGCTACTGGGCTACGCTGTAACCGTTCAGCAGGAAGCGGTGACACTGTGAAAGAGCGGCTCGACTTCTTTGCTGCTGGGGCTGACGTTTTGCGGTACCACACGGTGCGCACCCTAACGCAGGACACCGTGGGGCACCATTCCCATCTGGTAGCACTGCTTTGCACTTTAATCGACCCTGACGCCAGCCGCGAGTTGTTGATGGCTGCGCTGTTGCATGACCTCGCTGAGCAGGTCACGGGCGACATCCCTAGCCCCGCCAAGCACCAGTTCGGTATCAGCGAAAAGGTATCTGAAATGGAGGCTAAGATCATGCGCTTAGCGGGTATAGATTTTCCTGCGCTCACGCTTAACGAGGCCCGCATTCTCAAGCTGGCGGACCTTGCTCAGGGGGCGTTATTTTGCGCTAGAGAACTCTCCCTGGGTAACTCCCGTATGCGGCCGGTGTTTGACCGCTACTATAGTTATGCCCACGATATGGTGCTAATTGGCCGTGAGCGCGAACTCTTTGAACTCATTAAGCAGGGCACTTTATGAGCACGGCTAACTCCCGCCAAGTCGCGGGCAACCATTACCAAGCGGGTAATTTTCAGCACTGGGACATTGTTGACACATGGGGTGCAGGCTACCTTGAGGGCTGCTGCACCAAGTACTTGTCCCGGTTTCGTAAGAAGAACGGCCTGCAGGACCTGCAAAAGGCTGACCATTACCTGCAGAAACTGATCGAGGTGCGCTCTGCGCAACCGGGCTCTCACGGCAACCCGGTGCCTCGTGTCGAGGTTGCCCGGTTCCTCGCTGAGAACGGCATCGTCGGGCTTGAGACCGCAATCATACACATCGTGTTTGAGTGGACGCAACTCGGGCAGCTGAAGGCCGCTCGGCACTTACTCGCGGCCCTCATTGCGGAGTATGAAGGCTCCGACCCTGGCCCCGGTTACGTCAATCAAGACCAATGAGCACTTACGTGTTTGACTGCGAAACCCTAGTGAACTATACCGTTGTAGGCTTTAAGGATGTCGACAACGGTGAGGTCACGCAAATCCGTCGGAATGAGGACCGTGCGGCTGAGCGGCTGCGGCAGTTCCTCAGCCAGTCGGATGCGACGTTTGTGGGGTTTAACAACAAGTTTTTTGACGACGTTATTGTTGCAGCCTTTGTAGCGGGGCGCACTGAGGTCGAGATGAAGCGCATTGCAGATGACCTCATCGTCAATCGGCTTCAGCCTTGGGACGCTGCGCGTAAATACAACCTACCCCATCTCGGGTTTGATAGTGTTGACTTGATTCAGGTCGCCCCGTCTTTTGTGGGCTTGAAAGCCTATGGCGCTCGCATGCACATGCCCCTGCTGCAAGACATGCCGATCGCCCACGACGCAGTTATTACCCCAGAGCAGCGTTTAACAGTTGACAGCTACAACGCAAACGACTTAAACACCACAGAGGAGTTACTGAAACGACTTGATGGGGAGCTAATGCTTCGGGTGAAAATGAGCAAGCAATATGGTGTAGATTTGCGCAGTAAGTCTGACTCTCAAATGGCTGAGCAGGCTTATATAACTACCATGGGTTTGAAGCGGGTCGAGAACACCATCCCTAAGACTATCACTTACACCCCACCTGCGTTCCTTAAGTTCAAAACGCCCGAGTTGCAAGCGCTGCTTGAGCGCACGAGCCGCCACGTGTTTGACATGAATCAAGCTACCGGGCATGTCATTCTACCGGACTTTTTAGGCGCTGAGGTAGTCACTTTCCGGGCGGGCACCTACCAGCTTGGGGTAGGGGGAATACACAGCACGCACGACAAGTCGGTATGCCACGTGACGGGGGGCGACGTTATCACAGACATCGACGCGGCCAGCTTCTACCCTAGCATAATTTTGGAGTGTGGGTTCGTACCTTCTGGGCTCGGAAACAAGTTTGTCCGGGAGTATCGAAAAATTTACGAACTCCGACTGGCAGCTAAGAAAGCCGGAGACAAGATCACCGACGCCACGCTCAAGATTAGCCTGAACGGTACGTTCGGCAAACTCGCCAGCCGCTGGAGCGTGCTCTACGCACCGGACCTCATGCTGGCGGTGACGCTGACTGGCCAGTTCACCTTACTCATGCTGATTGAATGGCTAGAGCACCTGGGGGCGACTACGCTGTCAGCTAACACTGATGGGCTCGCTGTGCGCTACCCCCGCCCGCTGCAAGCTGACGTGGAGCGAGTTGTGGCCCGATTTGGGCAGGTGTCAGGGTTCTCTTTTGAGTTTACCCCTTACCGCGTGTTAGCGATGAAGGACGTCAATAATTATTTTGCGGTCAAGATCGACCGCAAGCTCAAAGCTAAGGGCATCTACGCCCCGCTGAGCCTCAATAAAAACGCCACTGCACAGGTTTGTGCCGATGCTGTAGGCCAATGGCTAGCCACTGGCACACCGCTGCTCGAAACTATCCGGAACGCAAGTTTTGAGGGTTTTATAAGTGCTCGCAACGTGACAGGTGGCGGGCAGCAAGGTGGGGAGTATTTGGGCAAAGTAGTTCGGTGGTACATGTCTAACGAATTGGGGTTAGAGCCGCTACGGTATGTTAAGAACGGAAACAAAGTACCTAAGACTGAAGGGGCGCGGGCGTGCATGGTGCTCCCTTTGGGTAAGCCCGCTGACTTAGACTATACCTGGTACTACCGGGAGGCTTGTAAGATAGCACAAGCCTGCGGCTGTTTTGACTACTTAACGCCGGTTGAACAACACTTGATAAAAACTGTTAAAAAGGAAAAGAGAATCGCGAATGGAAAATAAACGAACAGTCTACGTAGCTCATGCTCATGAGCGCAAAGACTTAAAAGCAGCTGAGCAGTTTGGACGGTTGACCGATGTCTTCAGTGCCGTGGGGCGAAGTTACAATACCCCCCGCATGATAGAGCACGCAAGGCGCATGTTGTCCAACTGGCAACCGGGTGACTCGATTTTGATGATTGGTGACCCGGCTTTATGTGGTATTTGCATCGCAGTGGCCGCTGAGTTTGACAACGTCATTACCACGCTCAGCTGGGATCGTAACGAGTTTGTGTACATTCCGCGCCGATGGGATTTTAGTCCTGAGGCTCGGGGTGTTGATTCCGCAGCGTAAGCTGCTTAACTGTAAGGAGCTCTATAATGAGTAACTGGAAAGAGAGCTTGCGTTCCGGCAAGCAGCAAGTGCCCCCGCGCATTTGCATATATGGCGGGCATGGTATCGGCAAGTCTACTTTAGCTAGCCAATTCCCTAAGCCTATTTTCATCAGCACTGAAGATGGTATTGATTCACTGGATGTGGTGAGTTTCCCCAAGGCGGGCGTCATCACTGACGTAGTTGGTAGCATAAAAAGCCTGCTTAAAGAAGAGCATGACTTCAAAACTGTAGTTGTAGACTCGGTAGATTGGCTGGTTGAGCCGCTCATCAGCGCTAGCATCAACACCCAATACGACGAGAAAGCGCAAGCCTACGGCAAAGGGCAAATGTATATGGCTGAAGAGTTCCGCGAGATCCTGCAGGGGTTGGACGCGCTGCGCATCAAGAAGCATATGAACGTGGTTCTCATTGCTCACGCAGCGGTGGTCAAGTTTGAAGACCCCCGCACTGACCCGTATGACCGCTACCAACCTAAGCTACCAAAAGCCTGCAACGCGCTGATGCAGGAGTGGGTAGATGTGTTGGCATTTTGTGCGTTCAAAGTGCTAATCAAGAAGAGCGACGCTAAAGGTTTTGACGTCGCCAAGGCGCGTGGCGTGACCACTGGCGAGCGGCTTTTGCATTTTGTTGAGAGCCCCGCTTACGCGGCTAAAAACCGCTTCAACTGCCCGGGAGACATCGAAATGACAATTGATAATTTGTCAAAGCTTATCCCCCTTACTAATTGAAGGAGTAATATATCATGGCTAAATTTGGATTTGACGTCAGCGAAGTGGACGCGTCTGCAACTTCCGGTGGGGGACCTCGCGAGCCTATTGAGCCGGGAAATTACACGTTGAAAGCGCTGGAGGCTGAAGAGAAAGAAACTAAGTCCGGCGGTACGATGATTAAAGTGAAGTTCGAGGTGGTCGGTGGCATGCACGCAGGCCATTGGATATGGCAAAACTTCAACATTACCAACAAGAGCGAAAAAGCCCAGGCCATTGGCCGACAGCAGCTTGTAGCTTGGGCCACCGCATGCGGTAAGCCTAATGCCGACGACACTGACAAACTGATTGACAAGCCTTTTAAGGCTGCGGTCGGAATAAGCAAGGGGACTGGCGGTTATGCCGACAGCAATGAGGTTAAAGCCTTTTTGTTTGAAGAAGACGAGAAACCCGCCGCTGCAGCAAAACCTGCAGCAAAAGCCGCTCCAGCGCCAGCCGTTAAGCCTGCGGGCAAAACAGCTAACCCCTGGGACTGATTGAACATCCGCGAGGAACCTAAGCCCCTTGCGGTGTTTTATCAACACGACATGGTAGCACTACCTAAAAGCGGTGAGCACCAGCTCATCGACAATATTTACAAGACCTATGAAGTTAAAGAGGCCGAACGGGGTTTTTACCTGGGTCGGCTGGGGGCTTCATTTTTAGGCGAAGAATGCATGCGGAAGACCTGGCTCAGCTGGCGGGCCTATGCCCAAGCAAAGTTCGGCGGGCGCATGCTCAGGTTGTTTGGCACGGGCCACCAACAGGAGGAGCGGATTGTAGCCGACCTGCGTGCGACAGGACTGGGCGTATGGGATCGTGACCATAACACCGGGCAGCAGCTCGAGTACGTTGACGAGACCGGGCATTTCATCGTAAAATTAGACGGGATAGTCAAAGGTGTACCCGAGGCTGAAAAAACCGCGCATGTGTTAGAAATTAAAACACACAACAAGAATAGTTTCTCTGGTGTCAGTAAGCACGGGGTCCAAAAGTCTAAGCCTGAGCACTACGTTCAGGTGCAAGCCGGTATGATGATGAGCGGGCTTGGGCGGGGGCTCTACGTCGCGCTGTGCAAGGACGACGAGCAGTTCCACATTGAGCGCATCAAAGCTGACCCAGCGGTGCAGCAGGCCGCAAAACGTAAGATTACCACCCTGGTGAACGCGACGCTCAAGCCCGCTGGAATCAGCACCGATGGCGAGGCTTTCGGGTGCAAGTTCTGCGACATGAAAGAGGTTTGTACAGGCGTAGTTGCCCCGCTCAAAACCTGCCGGTCCTGCGTACACGTTAACCCTGCAGTGCTGCCCGGTGAGTGGGTGTGCACTATTACAAGTGAAACGCTCAGCAAGCAGGCTCAGAAAACCGCCTGCGGGGAGTACGAATGCTTATAGTGGCGATTGACCCCGGCCTCACCGGAGCTATAGGGTTTCTCCGCGATGGTATTTACGTAGCGGTAGAAGATATGCCCGTGGTGCTCAAAGGGGCGGGCTCAGTTAAGTCAGAAGTCTCCCCGCAGGGTATAAAAACGCTCATCCGGGAGCGACTACAACCTGGCGAAGCGGTTGTAGCCGTGATTGAAAAAGTGGGCGCAATGCCTGGGCAGGGGGTTAGCTCGGTATTTAGCTTGGGGGACTCTTACGGTGCAGCCCGGGCGGTACTAGCCACTGCAAGTTTTGAACTCGTGCAGGTGCACCCCGCAACCTGGAAAAAGTACTTCAAACTCACTAGCGACAAAGAGTTGAGCCGGGCGCTGGCTACTCGGATGTTTCCAGCAGCGCCCCTACACTTAAAGAAGCATGACGGGCGGGCCGAGGCGCTACTGCTAGCCCGGTGGCTGTGGGAAGACGCTTATGCGTAATTGTTTTTAACAATCAGAAACCTGAGGGTCATTGAAAAATACAACTTTACGCCGAGGGGCGTTATACCTAAAATTTAAATTCTAACTTTTAACTCTTAACTTTAAAAGGCATCGTAATGAAACTTTCCCCTATTTGCAATTGGCTTGCAGCAGCCTTAGTAGCCATAGTAATTTGCACCGCGTATCTATTAGACGGCCCCAGCGAACATGAGGCGCGGATAGATACCATAGAAGAAGTTATCCAAAAAATGTGCGGAGAGAATGCCGCCTGGAAATTGTTGGAGGATGGGTCAGTTCAGTGCTTTACACATCGTGGTTTCAAAACAAAGAAGGTGCAACTATGAAAACTTATGATCTGTTTGATTTTGGGACTGACCCCAAAGAACTGGTGCGAACAACTGACCCAGACACTAGCCATGAAGCCGCTGCAACAGTTGATACAACCCGGTTAGAAGCATTGGTGTATAAAGCTATTTGTAAATATAAAGATGGTTGCATTGCAGATGATATTGAACGTGACTTAGCTTACTTACGAAGCAATACAATTACACCAAGGTTTGCGACATTAATCCGTAAAGGTTTTATAGTTGATACTGGAGAGCGAAGAATTGCTGCATCTGGTAGGTCGCAGCGTGTTGTTAAAGCATTGGTGACGCTATGAATGACGATGACGACTACAGCATGATTGATGAAGTCATGCACTGGGTGACTATCATCTTTTTAGTGTTGATGACGATTACTTTTGTCGCTGGCATAGCTGGCTTTGTCTGGGGGATGACATGAATAGCGAGGAAGACGAATTTAAGAGAATCGAAGCAGAGGCCAAGCGCCCGTGGGTAGGGCTGACGCCCGAGGAGGTGCAGTTTTACGCCCTGAAGCACCGTCAACTCGTGAATGCGCACTATGACTCAGCATCAGACACCAACATAATTACGGCAGCATTTGAAGCAACCGTTTTTTACGAAACTGTTGAGCAAGCCCTAAAGGAGCGCAACGCATGAGTTACATCATCGCATCACTGCCGCCAATCAAGTGCTTCGTCAAGCGTGAGTTCTTTTACAACGGACACAAGGGTCACGGCGAGCTTGAGCCGGCAATTTGGGTCAGCCTCAAAGCCCTACGAGGCCAAGTTTTTCGCATTGAGTCACTGTTGCCAGCTTACGGTGCGCTGTATGACAAGCTGCCTATCCACGCTTATG